AATAATATAATACTAAGGAAGAATAAAATGGAGCATAAGTATGCGATGAAGATACCACATAGAAAGAAGAAACAACCACCAAAGTACTCCTCACCAAATCCACTTGATACTAGTCAGCCTAAAACTAATCCGGTTTTACTCAATCCATTTAAGAAACATGATGTTAATCCCGTCATGCAACCAGACATGATTACTAAAGCTAAAAAGAAAGAGCAAAACATGACAACCAATGGATCTACACCAGTACAAGGAATAACCTCATTACTTTACGCATATTTTGCAAGATATTTTAATGTGTTCACTTATACACCAAAAGTAAATGAAGCGAATAAATATGCCCTTGAGTTCCAGACACTCATAGTTCGTAAAGTTGGAAAACTATCTCCAGAATACAGTCCAGACGCCAAGGCAAAATACGCCCAGTATTTAGCGGCAGATAAGATAAATACGATGTTTGGCGGACGAGTGCATGATATATTTGTCAAAGGAGAACAGTACACAAAACTTAACAGAAACAGAGTAATAACAAATTGTAATAAGATTACTACTATTAAGTTCTTAAAATTTGTATATCCTCTACACAAGAAAATGAGAGATCATATCAAAGCATATGCACCTGGTAAGGATAAGAAATTGTTTAACACTCATGCTATACCAAATCATCTAGGATGTGATTATTCTGGATTAGATGGTTCTATTCCTAGAGCTCTAAGAGTAATGGTTGAGACCATTTTGATTAAAGTATTTCCAGGACACAAGAAGGAATTGGAACAACTACTGCATAATGAGCTATTTGGCATTTTTAATATTGCTTATAGAGAGAAACAATTCAAAGTACCAACCAATGGGGCGAGATTATCTGGATCCGCATTGACATCCATTATGAATACACTTATTGTCATGTTTTTACAGTTTTACTACTATAGGAAAATGTGTAAATACTCAATACATAAAGCGTATGATATGATTGGATGGTCATATGGAGATGATACAACAATGCCAGATTCACACATTAAAAATTTTTCAAAATTTGTCAAGGATCGTTTTGGAATGACAGTCACAGTCGAGAAATCTAAACAAGATGGAATTACATTTCTATCAGAGCTTAAGAGATGTGACATCACCCAACATGACTTTGACAGAGCATTGAAGAAATATTCCACTTCTTTTAACAAATTTGATGGACATTTATCACTTATGTATAAAGACATTGGATACTACAATCCTCAGCAACCCATTGCTAAAAAACCTGACAAGAAAGGAAACAAATTGATGTTTAAACAATTGCCAGGATTTTCACTAGTTGGAAAATTTTCGTATACCATCCTTAGAGCAATGTCCAAGAGAAAACCGAGTGTTTCTTTTGAACAACACATGAAAAGAGCTACTGATGGTTCCCTCAAATATGACTGCTA